CATTGATTTTACTAAATCATCACGAATTAAGTTTTCAACATCTAAAGATGATTGAAGCATTAATTGACGAGTAACGTCTGTGTGAACACCAACTGTTTTAGGTGACATTGTCACAGAACCGATTACCATTTCTGATTCACCAGAAGCACCACCTTCTGCACTAATAAATGCAGCAGAAGCAGCAGATGTTTTCTTAGGGATTTTAACATCACCTGTTAAGCCATTTAGATTTGTAGCTAATGGCATTACAGCAGATGCGTTTCTTAGCACATCAATAAAGCTTTCTGGTCTAAAGTCTTGTCCAATAAGACCTGCATCATCAGATGCATTTAAGTCCCTTGTATTCCAACTAGCCATTACTTCAGGAGGTAACATAATACCTTGTGCAGTTCTGCCATAATGTTTTGATGCTTCTTCTGAACATTGAAATTCAAATTCTGCATCTCTCTGTGCTTTTCTGTCAGTAGGATTAGCTAAAGCATTGATAGCTTTGATAATCGAAAACTGACGTACTTCGTTTTTACTCATGCCAATTTCAGCAGTTTCTAAAGGTTTGTCAGTTGCAATATTTTCTAACAAAATACCTCTAAATTCTTCTACTGAGTTGCCATCTTGGATTGCCTTGTCTGCTAAATCTCTTCTGTTGTGTCTAACAGCTAAGTCCATAATTTCTTTAGAATTTCTAATAAATTCTTCTTTAGCTTTAGCAACAGATTCTTCTCTAACATCATCAAGGTTTATTTCATTTTTAACTTCTTCAGTCATTGTTTTTACCTTTATGGTTGTTTGTTTATCTTCAGAACGACCCACTCCCACTGCTTGAGATTGATCAGCAGGTACAGAAACAATCGACACCTCAAGTGGTGTAGTTTGTACTCTGAACATTGGCTTATCATCTTTGTTTCCTCTCATTCGTTCCATACTGTTTATTTTGTAGCCAACACTGATATTTTGACGAATACCATCTTTGACATCTTGAAAAATTTCTTCTGCAAGTTCACTTCGACCAAAACGAACTATTGCCTTTGCACTTTTTTCAGCAGAATCAATTTCATATCTTTCGACCACTCCAATCTGTTTAGTCATGTCATGGTCAAGAAGTAAAGGAGAACGACCACTACCAATAAAGCTAGTGTCAATATCCTCTTCAGAATGTGAGATTACTTCCATGCCAAATTCCCTTTCGACTGGTTCTTCGGAACTAACTCCTATTCTCACTCTTCTGTTTTCTTCATCAATGTGTGATGCTCTCGAAAGGTCTAGAGTTCGATAGACAATATCGGATTTATCTAGTCTTTCTTCTTCATCTTCATCTTTTTCTTCATCATGGTATGGTCGAGATTCCATCATTTCTTTGTCCTCGTCTTCCATACTTTCCATCATACCCTCATGTTTTGCAAAAGATATTACATAAGTATCTTCTGTTTCTTCAACATTGAGAATATGCCTATCTTCTTTATATTCCATAGATTTATCCTCTTTGTTTTTGGTTGATAAAGGGTGACCTTCAGGGAGTAAATCTTGATCATGTTTACCACCCTGAAACCTTCCATTTCGCAAAGCGAAAAGAAAACTGTTTACTCTTGAGTATGCCCATTGTTCAGCAGAACCAACATTAGGTCTAACTGATGCAGGATTGGTTTTGTATGCACCTATGCCACGTTCAAATACTGCAAGTAATGTTCTATAGGTTGTTCTTTTTGTTTTTGCATCTCCAACTTCTTCATTATGTTCTTCAACCTTTTTTTTCAATCCTTTTTCGACAGAATCCGAAACCTGTCTGTCTTGTTGTGCTTGACTAGCTGAACCTGATTCTTTTTGCTCTAAATATTTGATAGCTTCTAGTACGACATCTTTCATTCTTTGTTCACCTAATGTTCCTATCACTCCCCATTTCATTTGAGCAATGACCCCTGCAATATTTGAGGGTCTTGCTTTTTTGTCACCTGACTTAAATTGTTTTCCATCTTCAAAATGCCTAGCTGCCCAAGCTTCTCTTTCTTTTATCCATTTTATAACACCATCTGTTTCAACACCATCTCTTGCTTTTGTCCAAAGATTAAATGCTTCATTACCTCTAATGTTACCACCTGCTTTATAAATTCTAGGGTCATTCTCTTTGACACCTGCAATGAATCCATAATCAAATTGTGGATAATTAGAATTTCTTAGACTAACTTTTTTATCCTCACCTTTTGTCGGAAAATCAGTTGCCATCGTCACCACCCTCACCACCCTGTATGTCAGCTTCAACTGGCATCTTCATGCCAAAAGGTTGAAATGCTGTTTTCACACCATATTGTTCAGCTAATTTTTCTTCTCTTTCATGCTGTTCAAATAATTCTTCTACATCTCTTCCATAGTTTGCTTGTACGTCTTGGAAGGTGACTAAGCCAGATTGCATACCACTTATCGAAGCCATCATTTCTTTTTGTGGGTCAACCCAAGAAAAGCTTCTAGGTATAAAGTTTGCTGAGTTTGCAAACTTATCGTATCTGCTCATTGGTAAAGGTTGGTTTGCATTTAATGAGGTTGAGATTGCACCACTTGATATGGACATCTCTAACCATTTTTCAAAAACAGGTCTTACAAAATGATCAATGGTAAATCTTTGGTAGAGTCTATACATCTCACGATCTTCTAATGCACCTGCTCTAAGTGAACTGTAATTTACAGAACTTAAATCATTGGTGAGTGCGTGATAAGAAATATTTAAACCAGAAGCAATACTTCTTAAAACTTGTGTGCTGAATGATTCAAAAGCCGATGTTGGGTGATCAGGGTCAAAACTTTTAAAATCCATACCTGCTGGAAGTTGCTCAAAAGTTCCTGCTTCTGCGTTCATAATTGGCACATATTCTTCATCTTCACCATCTCCCACATAAGAATCACCATCAGTGCTAGTAAAGAAACCCATCTTACTTGCTGATACTCTAGCTGCTACTATTTCTGCTTCTAAATAACCATTTAATAATTTTATGTTTGCCATTGCCGAAGCAGTGAACGGCACACCTCTATTTTGTTCAGGTCTATTTGGAATATATGCGTGAATCAATTCATCAGCATTTATTCTTATATGTTTTTGGGTGCTGTAATATTGATTGTCAAATGGGTGGTTTTTAAATAAATAGTAAGCAACAGGTTTGTTACTTGCATTAAGTTCAACACCCATCTTGATTTTATTACCACCTTTTTCTGGATTGTCATTTTTAGTTTCGTCTAAATGATCTGCTTCTAAAAATTCTATTTGATAACCAAACTCTGAATCTCTTGATTTGACATGACGTATTAAAACTTCACCATCTCTTGCTAGAGATTCAATAAATAATTTTTGACAATCAATAAAAGTAAGTCTGCCATTGGTTGTGCAATTTCCTAACCTACACCAGTTGTGCCATTTTTCCTCAATGATTCGATTTGCAATCATATCTAAACTGCCATCATCATTTCTAGCTTTCATTGATAATCTAATACCATTGTTACCAACAACGTTGGATTGCATCAAGTTTAAATATCTTTGCACATAGCTATCATTTCTAGCTAAATCTCTTGACCTATCTCTAAGCAATCTTAAATTGGTTTTTATTTCTTCATCAGCAGAAGTAGAAGTTTGTAAAAAATCTGAAAATAATCTGCCTGTGTTAGCACCATTATATTTTCTGATATATGGTGTTTTTTTTCTTTTTGGTTTTCTTGTAAATCTATCGTACCAAGCCATTAGAATTTGACCTCAATTGTGTTACCTGATCTTTGTTTATTTTTTATTCTTGCTTCTTTTATCTCTTGTAAATATTCTGCTTTGTATCTATCTCTAAATGTAAGCAGTTCATCAACTGACATTCTTGAAAGAGAACGACCTGCAATGGAAAATGATGATTGATCTATAGATGCTCTATTTTCTAAGACAGCTTGTATATTATCTAAAACTTTTTTTGCGTGACTTCTTAAATCAGCATTGGTATTAGCTAAATTTTTCTCAACTGTAGTCCGACCAGTATCAACTCTAATTCTTTGTGAGTCTGACGTTCTAGTTATAAATGCGTTCCAGATGTAATCACCATCAGCATAACTAGCAGTGGTTGATGATGCTACTTCTACAAAGTAAGTGTCGTCAGCTTCGGTTGCTGTAATATCAAACTTGTGACTGCCACCACCACCTGAATCTTCGTGAAATTCATAAGTCAAAGCGAAAGTAGATGTTGGATATTCGTCAGCTAGATCATCTCTTCGCCACATCAACCTATCACCCACAACAATAGTGTCTGGTTCTTGGGTTGGATAATTGGTTCTGTCAAATGCGTTGGACATACTAAAAAATACAAAAATTTCTTCTAAAAAATAGAATTACATAGCATTTTATCATTAAAAGATAAATAAAATTAATTTAATTTATTTGCAAATAATAGTTGTAAATATAGTTATAAAAAGAATTATTTTAATAAAAACTTAGTCTAATAAATATTAAAATAATAGTTGTAAATTCTAACTGAATTGCTATAGTTACAATATAAATATTAACAAGGAGAAAATAATGACAAACTTAGAAAAAGAAATCAAAATGCAAAAAATGTTTAAAAATGTTTTTACTGTTTTTATGACTAAATTAGCAAATGCAAACAATATTGATTTAGCTGAATTAGTGAAAAAATCTAATGAAGATAGCGAATTAAGAAAAGAAATACAAAATCTTTTTTTAAAAACTTTGCCTAAAAATTAATTCTCCCCTAAGAAGAAAGCCACCTACTCAGGTGGCTTTCTTTTACCAATCATTAACCCAAGTATTTTTTCTTCTGCGATTGATTAGATTTTTTCTTTTCTCTTGTTTCGGTTGTGCTTCTTGAGATTCGCTTTTGGTTTTTATTTTATTTAGATTTGGAGAAAGAATATAAAATCCAGCTAAAGCATAAACAAAATTATCTAGTGCTTCGTTTCTTTCTCTTGTTTGTTTCCAAACTAATTTCTTTTGTCCACGATGAAACTTAATAATTCTTTTTTCTGCTGTCAGTTGTTTAAAATATTCTTCATCAACTGTACTTGGAAAATGTATATATCCAGCTTGATCTTCTTCTGCAACATTTAACCAACTAAACAAAGTATCTTTTGCAGTATCAGTTCCGATTGGATAAAGACTTACTCTTTGTCTGCCTGATTGTGTTGGTCTATTGGCAATTGGTTTTCCACTAATGCTTTGACCTTTGACAGCAAATACTCTTCTGCCTTGTCTTGGTTTAACAAAACCATAAACACTTTGTGTTGCATAACCTGAATCAATACAAGTGATTGCTATTTTTATTTTATGATTATTTTCTTTGGTGAATGACGATAATAAATATTCATCTAGTTCTTTCCATACTTCCAATTGGTTAGGATCACCCCAAAAGATTTTGTATTCAATTACATAAACCTGATTATCTGCTGACCAACCGACAACTTGTGCTTCTAATCTATCTGACTGACAATCGACACCACAAGTCAAAACTAAAACATTTTCAGGTATAGTTTCATGGTCATAGTTTTCTCTACGATTCAATAAGCTTTCGGATTCTATTTCTTCACCTTTTTCTGCAAAACATTCTCCTAATGATGTATTTACCCAAACTCGTAATTGTTCAGGATTATTCTTAGCAACTAAAAATGATTCTACAACTTCTTTCCAAGTTCGCCATGATGAATACAATTCATTTAAATGAAAACCAGCAACACTACTTTTGTTGCCTTCTTGAATCCATTTGCCATTTTGCATCATGTAAGGTTTATCGGATTCATCAATAAGAACTCCACAACTTTTACAAACATAATTTACATTTTTTAAATTTTCATCCCATTTGATGTTTGACCATTCTAAGTGTTGATAAGTTTTACAATGTGGACAAGGTACATGATATTTTCTTTGGTCTGATGTATTCCAAGCATCTTGGATTCTACTCATACCATCAATGGTTGGTGTTGATGTCATAATGATTTTACGATTCCAAAAGGTCTTGGTTCTTGCTATAGCTAATTCTGTAGGATCACCTTCAGTACCAGCACTAGCTT